TTTTTAAAGTCCCATCTGGCATTTTTACTGGATTTATAGCGCCAGCTATATCTTTTCCTAAATGGCGAGCTTTGACATTGATAAATTTATGTGTTCCAAATCCCTTTTCATTCTGTAGTTCATCAAAAGTTTTATTACGCAAAATAAACATGTGAGAAGAAAATTGAGTAATTCTATCAGACAAAGAAACAATACTTTCGTCATCTGTAATATTGGCCGCATTCTTATTGGTTACAATACCAGCGCGATTTGACTGGACTGAAGTCATCATTGAAATACATGGACCATGATCGCCTTTTATATCTCTTTGAATGCATCGTTTATATTTATCAACCATTTCGCCAACTAGTTGCCATTCAGTTTTGTTTCCATTATTTTCACTAGTAGTCTTGATATAATCAAAACTAAAAATCATCTGATTACCTCGTCCGACTTTTGAATAATAAAAACGCTTTAAAACACTTATTTGAGCATCGACGCTCATGCCTCCAACATTATAATAATATAAATGCTTGTATCTGTTCTTGATAGTTTTCCAGACAGATCGAACATTTTCTACAGTTTCAATACCAGCCTTTCGCCAGTTACCGCTTTCAAGCAAATACATTGGAACTTTAGACATCGCAGAACATTGTCTAAAAATAAGTTCTTCTTTGCTCATTTCTCCATTATCAAAATGAAGAACAGGAACAGAATATTGTTCTGAGACTTTAGTCGTAAAATCTAAACAGAATTGAGTTTTGCCAACACCAGAACGCGCAACAACTACAGTAATATTTCCCGGTCTCAATAATGAGCCATACATATTCTGTAGTTTTGGATGTGGACCAGCGAAGCCAAATTCTTCAACTGGATTATTTCCTCTGTCTTCAACGATAGATTCCATATCGTCAAAAATATTTTGAGGTTGATCGTCTCCAGTTTCGTATAAATTTATTTGTTCATTATAAATCTTATCTGCGGTTTCGATGATAGCGGCGTAATCAGAAGATGGAGAAATCGATCTCATCTTCTTGTTTATCTCTGCACCGCATAAAGCGATTTCGCGACGAATAGTATATTTTTTAAGCTCTCTTGCGACACTGATAAGTGAATCAGGTGAAAGCTTTTTTAAAGAAAGAGATTCGATGTAATCCGCTGGATTGATGTTATCCTCAAAAGATATTCCATAATTCTTGACTCTTTGAGAAATTACTACATCATCAATCTTTTCTCCGTTATCAATTGCTTGTCGGAGAACAAGGAAAATAGTTCTATTTATTTTTGAAGACTCGCTCCAAAAATCTTTTTCAGTTATAAATGAAGCTATGTCTGCGTACCTATCTGGGTATTTAATCAAACCAGCGAGCAACTGGGTTTCTAAATCATAAGAATAAATCATTCTGTCGAGAGCCTATCACGCCTCTGAAGACATGTCAATAGAATCTTGAGAGTTATTCATTTCGATTAAATATTTTTCCAAAGCTTTAACCAACCCCATCTCGACGATGGGGTTGGCTACTTTGGTATAAATCATTGGACAACCATCTTGAGAAACATAAGCTACTATAAATCCTTTCGAGGATTCATCTGATCCAGTGAATTCGAACAGCCTATTAAAATAATTCTCAGGAATTTTGAAGTGTTTAAAATTCTCTGCTGGTTGTTCTTTTTTCATTTATATTATAATATTACACCTTGACTCTCGAAAAGATATTTATCTATTATATCGTTTTCATAAATAGTTACAAGTGTAATTTCGTTTAACTCGCAAAACCTTTCTTTATTTTTATCTCTTTTTAATTGATGAAGAAAGTTCATTCTATTCTGATGAAAGAATTCTACATAGCTGGTATGTTGCCTTCCTTGAACTTCTATAGCTATTTTTTTATTAGCGTTATAAAAGTCTAAAGTTAGGCGAGTACCAACAATTGGAAACTCTTCGAATACAATATTTTGTAACCAATACTTCCTAAGAAATTGTTTAACTTCTTGTTGGAACTTGCTTCTGCTTGCTCCACTCCAATCAATCAAATATTTTTTAAGATTTTTGCAACGCTTTGATTTTTTATTAAGAGTTATGAATTCCATCAGTCAAAGTTAGTTTGCCGCTAATGTATTGAAAGAGAAAACTCTTGAGTTCTTGGCTCTTGTCCATCATAGCTTCGAACTTTGCACCACCTTGAATGCTTTCAGGGAATTCAATTCCCGCTTCTTTCAAATCGCGAATAAAATCGTCAGAAAAATTAAGCCAAGCACCCTTTTGTTCGACATAACCCCACATAAGCAAAAAGTCTAGAATCTCTTTTTCAATCCAGTTTGATGTACCGTTTTTACGACCATATCGAATTGGATATTTAATAAGAGAATTAGTCTTTTCATTAGGAGATTTCTTGATGGTGATTTTCACGAAATGACCAATGTAAGGATTCTTCTGTTCATCGTAATTAGCTTTTTCATCTTGAAGAATCAAGTCGCCCTTGAAGCGAGCTTCAAATTCAAAAATCCAGTTAGCAAAATGCAACAAAGCATTTCCGCCGGTTGCAGTAGTTTGGCGAATCGGAACTTTACTATATGGATCAAGCTTGATATCGGCACGAACCTGAGAAATAAATACTGCAATATGCCCACGCTTTTGAAGAGCAATTGACATGCGCTTCATAAGGTCAGCGGCAATAACAGCACCACCAGCAACCTTCTGAGACTCTTCAAAAGTCTTATCAAGATCGCCTTTTCGAATCAATCCATCAACAGAGTCGAGAAGAAAGAAATACTGAATCTTTTCATCGTTCTTTCCTACGAGTTCTCGCATGGCATCAAATACGGTTTCATGAATATTTGATTCAAATACATAACAAGTACCATCAACCCATTGGTCTTCGTCAAATACGAATTTAACACCAGAACGCTCCATCATCTCCTTGCTAAGGCGACCTTCAGCTTTAATATAAAAGCCCTTACGCTTTGCGGGTTTATCAAGAAAGCTTTTCATGAATTGAAGGGCGCAGCTAGTCTTTCCGCCTTCGTTAATTCCACAAAAACGATGCAGTCCAGTTCCAAGACCACCGCCCAAACAATAATCAAGAAGCAAACTTCCGCTAGAGACTTTGTATTCAATAGCTTCTTCAAAATTATAATGGGAATCTTTATTTCTCTTCAAGAAAGCCTTTAGCTGTTCGTTTGAAGTTAAAACGTCATTTTTTACTTCTTTAATTTCTTTCTTACTCATTTTAAAAATCCTTTAATTGTTTTTGGTTTTACTGTTATATTATAGTCCTCACCAGTCTTTTCGCCAATCTTATATTCTGGATTCTTGAATTCAGGTTGAAAAATAAAACGCTTATATCTCTCTCCAATTCCACACGCATCTTCTCCAGCGTATAAAGTTAGACAAGAGACTTTATCTATTTCAATTTGTTCCCAGAATTTTTCATCAGGATACTTTTTTAATATTGAATTAAGTATTCTGAATTGTTTTCCCCAAAATGAAGGTCGAACTTTGGGAGGAATATGCAAAAGCTTTTTTAATAGCTCTCTTTTATTCATCGTGAACAGGATAGCATGAAACTGTCGAATGTCAACACAAAAAAACCGCTGTTTTCACAGCGGTTTAAATATGAAATCTATTTTTTAAACGTTATTTGGATTAAAAGTCGCGCTCTGCAAACCGGGGTTGTTTGGTGCGGCAGCTTCTTGTTCTGATTTTAGTTTTTCATCAATTTTTAATCCTTCCGCAGCAGAATCGGGGGTTATGTTCCCAGAAGGAGCAGCGGGTATTTGTACAAAAGTGGCTGTGGGTTCAGCTTGAGCTACATTCCATGCGCCCATGCTTTCACCTTCTTTTTTACCTTCATCATTAATCTTGCCGTCTTTTTGCATCTTCTTTAAAATAGCTTTTTGAATAGCTGGTGGTAATGTTTTTTGTTTTTCGGTTAGTTGTCCTCCCATTTCATTTAGCATAGGACGATTTTTCATATATGACATACCGCACATATATTTAGCATCGCTGCTAGACATTCCCGCTGTATTAACGAAAGCTTCATCTTTAAGCATACATTCACTCATGTATTCGCTATGTATTTCATTTTCATTCTCTTCTAGCATATTAGCTAAAGAGACTTCGGCTACTAAATTTTTAGTATCGTATTTTACATTAGATTTCATATTATTTGTTACCTTCTAAAATTTTGATTTGGTCTATTGTTTTTGTTAAGATGTCGCCTTTTTTGAAGTTCAATCCATCATTGATAACTTCATATGCAACAACTTTACCCATGTCATTAGGAAGGTCTTTAATTTCTTTAATAAATCCTTCGCTATTATAATGTTTACACGAAGCGTTTATATTGAGAACTCTCATTCCAGCTTCCATTTCATTCTCAACTTCTGTTTCATTCTCATCCTCTTTCTGAGAATAAACTAGATAGTTATATACAGCAAAAAGATAATCTTCCATCAATGTAATTTTTCCTTGAACCCAAGGCTCTATTTCCTCGGCCATTTTTGGATTCGAACGTAGTTTCTCAAGCAAATCTTTAGAGTAATCTGAAATATAAGCTAATTGAGCCATAGCCATTTCAGAAGCTTCTTCGTTTGTATCTTCTGATTCAGTTTCAATTTCTTCTGTAATTTCTTGAGCCTCAGATAAATGAGGGGCTAAATTGAGAAGATCCGCTTCTTCCCAAAATGTAATTCCATCCCATTGATGCACTACATCATCTATAGATCCTTTTGTAGTGTAGTCTGTTACGGATTTTTTAGATTCCCACATTTTGCAAGACCAGTATTTAGCTTTCCAACGTGGTCCCGGTTTAGTATCGCATTGATGGCGAGCGCGAAAGCTCTTGCGACGAGCGGGATCATCTCTTTTAATTTCCATGTTTGGGTCGCCAAAATTAACTTTGACAACATTACCTTTGTCGTTTTTTACATAAACTCCAAACTTCTTTTTAGATCCAGAAGGTAATCTAAATGGTTTATTTAAAGTTTTTTTTTATTTTCTGCAGAAAAAGAAATGTCTTCAGCTAATTCAGTATCAGTTAATCCAGCTTCAACTACTGAAATTTTTGCTAATTGAAATTCAAGATCCGAGAAATCAGAGAATTCTGTGTTCAAATAATCAAAATTATTTGATAAAATAT